ATGGCAACTTTCAAGACATGTGTGCAAAAACAGAGAAGTGACGGTTTTTATCCCGTTTACATAAGGGTTACTCATAATCGAAAATCGTCTTACATAAAAACGGATAAGATGGTGGATAAAAAAGGATTAACACGCACAGGCGAAGTGAAAGATCCTTTTGTGTTATCTTTTTGTTCAGACATTATTAAGACATATATAGATAAAGCCAATAAAGAAGATATATCGAAGTGGAGCATAAAAGAGCTTGTTGATTTTTTGGAAAAAACAGAAACCGACGTGTGCTTTTCAGATTTTGCACGAAAATATAAGTTTGAAATGGCAAAATCCGGTCAAGAAAGAAATGCAAAAAATTATCAGTTGGCGTATCAGCATTTGGAAAGATTCGCCGGGACGAATAAACTGATGTTTTCCAGATTCACAACTAAATTTGTAAATGATTGGATGAAATCTTTATCTGGAACATCAAGGGCGAAAGAGATGTATCCTGTTTGCGTACGACAAATATTCAAAGCTGCCATATTGAAGTATAACGATTATGACCGTGGGCTTATCCAGATAAAAACGAATCCTTGGCCAAAGATTGTTATTCCTAAATCCGATAAGCCGGAACATAAGGCCATACCTGCTTCAGAAATAAAAAAATTCTTTGAATTACCTCTTCCTCCTTCAAAGATGAAATGTCCACTCCCGGAATTAGCTCAAGATGTTGCCAAGATGGTGATGTGTTTGGCAGGTATAAATACTGCAGATTTGTATCATCTGAAGGTATCCGATTATAAAGATGGGAAAATTTCCTATAATAGACGGAAGACGGCTAAGTTCAGGAGTGATGGTGCGTATATGGAACTGGATGTACCGGATATTTTAAAAGACTTGTTTGAAAAATACAAATCTGAAGACGGGGATGAATATCTTTTTAATTTCCATAAACGTTATTCTGATAATGACATTTTTAATGTGAATGTGAATGGCGGTCTAAGGAAAATTTGTCAATTCAATGAACTTCCAGAGTCATATTGTGTCTACACGTTCCGGCATAGCTGGGGAACGATTGCGAGAAATGATATAAGGGCAACTATGTATGATGTGGCGTTTGCCATGAACCATGCAAGCGCTCATAAAGTGACGGAGGTATATGTCAAACCAGATTACTCGATTGTTTCGGAGTTAAACCGGAAAGTGATAGATTTTGTGTTTTATGATAAGTTGCCGGATTTATTGGAAGATGATGTAGATGTGGAGCAAACTCAATTTAGAATATCATTCAAAAACATGGTCCGTGGCACTGTGTTTTTCCAAGAGAAGAAAATATATTCGTTTGAAGATTTGGGGTATAACAATGTTAACGATGTAATTTCCGAGTTGGTAAAACATCTTCCAGAAGATATGCCTATTGGGAGTAAAGCGTTGTTTAGGGTTGATAATCTGGACAAAAAAGAACACAGATTTTACGAACGGCAAAAAGGAAAGGGTTTTTCATAGGAACGGCAATCTTTTGGGTAAGCCTTTTATTTGTTCCAAAATAACAGTTACTACATTACTTGCAATGCCTTACTTTGTAAAAAGTAAGAATCTATGAATAAGGTCAATGTTGGGCTGGGAGGTATAAGCCGTAATACAGATGATGGCGTGTCAAAAGACGGGATGTGCTCGGAACTGATAAATGCACGTCCTAAAAACGGATCGATAGAACCCGTTGGGAGGCCAATACTTGAACGTCAGTTTGCAGAGGGAAAATCTCCGGTATTTGTGCACAAAAACGGCACGTACGAGCATTTGATTTCGTATGCCAATGACATTGTCCTTTTCGATAGCGATAAAGTGGACGGGCAATGGGTTGTAAAGAATACAACTTTCGCGCAGATACCTGGCGTAAAGCAGATACAATCTGTCGGGAATATCCTCGTCATGGCGACGGGCGAAAGTATCCATTATGCAATATTCATAGGTGGGGAATATACATATCTTGGTGATCAGATTCCGGAACCGTCGATCCGTTTTTCTTGTATTAAAGAAGAAGCTGTCTACTCGGATGATATATCGTGTAATTTGGAGCCGGCAGTTCGTATTCAGGATGTCGGGAGCCTTGCAACATTGAACGAGGCCGGGGAAAAGATTATTACCAATTCTTTTAAAGCAAGTTATTACAAACTGTTGCAAGAAGATGTGTATGATGCAGGACATGTTATATATCCTGTCCTTGTAAGGTATGCCGTCAGGCTGTTCGATGAGAGCTACGTGATGCATTCGTCCCCGCTGCTGGTCGGCGAACCAAATTTTATTAGGATGGCAGTAAGTAAAACTAAATTTGATTTTGACTCCCTGTCGGTGGAAGGTTTTACTTATAAACTTATCGCAAACCCTCGGACCATAGGCGTTAAATATGATTTATCCGGCTTGTCCGGCTGGAAAGATGTCGCTTCGTCTGTGGACATATTCGTTTCAAGACCGTTTGTAATCAATGATCTTGATAGTACGATAAAAACAGTGACCGTTTTGGACAAGAATAATATGATGGTGGATCTTCCGTTTAAGTCGGAAAGCGAATTGCTTGAAGAAATAGGGGAAATATCTAATTTTTATCTTGTCAAAAGCATCCCGATCGGAGATATATCGAATGGGTTTGAAAATATATTTGCCGAAGGCAAGGCATTTAAGAACCTGGAACAGCAAGAAGTCGCAACTGATGATGATTTTACGAGAAGCAGGATAACCGGAAACCTGTATACATATAACGGAAAGCTGCATGTAGGGAACATCCGGGAAAAACTTGCCAAACCCTATCCTCTGGGAATGTTTGCGGTTAGCGACATTAACGAATTTACGGTAAATACGGAGGTGCATGTCAAGACGGAAAGCGGAATGAAAATAGTACATGGAGCAAGTACGGCCTATGGTGCTATGGTTTCCCCATACCTGTCTTACCCGGATTCACGGGCGGTCAAAATGATTATCTACAATGATAAGTATTACGATGAGATTCCGTTAAAGCCGCATCCTTTCTTGAACATAGCCTATAGCTTAAAAGGACTTTATCCTTACTCGATAACCGATAAGTATGGGACCTATACGCCTTTGCCAGAAGATTCCGTGTCGGTTGCTCCCAATAAATTGAAGGTATCAAATGTCTCAAACCCGTTTTATTTTCCCGCCAAACAAACATATACGGTTTCGAGTCGTAACATAGTGGCAATGGCTACAGCGACAACGGCCTTGTCGACAGGCCAGTTCGGGCAATTTCCTCTTTATGTGTTTACGGGCGAAGGTGTTTTTGCCTTATCGGTCGGAACCGGCGATATCGCTTATGCAAATTCTTTTTCTGTGACACGGGATGTATGCAATAATCCAGATTCCATTGTTTCCACTGATGATGCAATTGTGTTTTCTACGGATTCAGGGCTGAAGGTCCTATCAGGATCGACTGTAAGAGATATATCGTCCGACATGGAAGGTTATCTTCCTACGGCAGTCGACAGTTCGCCTATAATTAAAAAAATTGCAGGTGTGGGTGGATTCAGCGACAAACTTTCCTCCACTGAATTTATTTATTATTTGGAGGAAGCAAAGGTCGGGTATAATTATAAAGACAAAGAGGTTATTGTAGCAAACCGGAACTACCCATATTCCTACGTGTTCAATATGCAATCGGGTAGCTGGTACAAGATTTCCGCTTCAATCAACCGCTTTCTAAACTCTTATCCCGAATGTTTGGCCGTATTCAACGACCACGGGGTTTACAATATGCACAATGGACATAGGACAGTCAACAAAATACTGCTGCTGACTCGTCCTATCAAGTTTGGCACGCTTACCCATAAACGTATCGTGCAATCAGCTATTCGTGGCGTAATACGTCCATCCGAATCATTAGTATATTTTCGCGGAGAGACGGTTAAATTCAGGGATCAAGAGATTTTGGCTTTCAGCAAATGCGGCTTCTATGTTTTGGGTAGCAACGATGCCGAACACTTTATTCTGCTGTCCGGGCGTGAAAAGATCGAAGACGTGCGCGACCTTATTACCAAAATGAATAAAACGAAAGCGTTCAAATATTTCATGATAGCTTTGGTCGGAGGGGTGCGTACGGATGTCGCGTTAAACTATATTGAGTTTATGGTGGATGAAACCTACACGAATCGCTTGAGATGAGCCGGTATTGCGTATAATGTGGACAACCGCTAAGTTTTAGAGTTAGCGGTTGTCTCTTTTAAAAGTTGAGAGGAAGAACAGGCCGTCTGACGGGTTTTCTTCTTTGGTTTATCCTATGATTGATATCAGACCTGATAATTTCTAATTCACTTGCATCTGCCATGTCTGGAGCCACCCTTTTATACCATTTGTATAGAGTATAGGCCGACATATAATCTTTGATGCCGTTTGTGATAGCCCAGTTCTGATTTGTATCGTACGAATCAGGCATTTGGCATGTGAAGATAAACTTTTCTTTTTGATCTGCAGGCTGTGATGGCGAAAGATGGCCGGACAGCAAATCGGTAATAGCTGATGCTGCCGTATTGATATACTCATTAAGAATATCATCGTCATCGTCGCTTGCCTGTGTTTTTGTTGCATGGTTGATACGGGAGAGCTCGCCGTCCTTGTTTGCTTCACCTGTTACAAAGGCTTCTGTTTTGACCTGCAGAAGCACATCTTTTTTTGTTATTTCAAATTGAACAGTCATATTCTTTGAGGTCTTGTTCTCCTCGAAAGGAGTAGGTTAATATTGAGGATATTGTTTTTTGCATATTCGCTGTATTTTCCCGCATCGTTTTCTTCTCTTGCGATATGGAACCAGTTGCAGCATGATTGATTGATGATATACGTTTCCATTTCCGATTGTAACGCTTCGGATGCGGCCCTGTCAAAATTCGAAGGTGTCTCAATGGTTATTCCGTTGTCATTTAAAACAGGATGATACGCTGAAACGAAAGCAGTCATGGATATGATCGAACTTCTAATGAGGTCGTCGATGATATTTCTTTCGTCTTCCGTCACCGCAATGCGATCCAGTCCGTTTTCAACGTTTTTGCCTATAAAGCCGGTTATTTTGGAGATACCCTCGAATATCAAGGCTCTGTTGATGTTGATTACTGTTGTCATACTGTATCTTATTTTGATGCGTTCTTTAAATCTTCGATACTCTTTGATATTGCACTTGCTGCAGTCGACTCTGTTCCTTCCTCACTTAAGGGTTCGGCTGCTATAGGAGGCAATACATACTTTAGCACATTGATATATGTGCTAAATTTAGCAGGGGAATCCTTCGGTAGTTCTTCCCAATACTTGACGAAGTCGTTGAAATGGTCAATGATAAAATCTGACATCTTCATGCGGATTTCCAACTTAATCTTATTTGGTGTTCCTTTTACTCTTCCCCCGACTTTCGGTGCTCCTTTCGGTCTTGCCATATATAGTTTGTAAATAGTTTTTATTGCAAATATAACAATGTATGAAACAATAATATATGTGTATTTAATTAAAGTATCAATTTAACATGTGCGTAGTGGTCCTGTAATCTTACATTTGTGGAAAAAAGTATTGATATGTTGGGATTAATAGGAGGCGGCTTAGGGCTTGCAAATTCAATGTTTGGAGGTATCAAGGCGGCTAAAGAAAGAAAGCGTCAGGATCGGATCATCCGCGAAGCTAAACAGCGAAATGAAGATTTCTTCAATAGCGAATATTACCAGAATTATATGGATCGATCGGATGTACAGGCGGCCATGAAGCGGGTAAGGGATACGATGAGAAAAAGCAACCAAACTGCTGCAGCTTCGGCGGCTGTAACAGGCGCAACCCCGGAAGCTGTCGTTGCACAAAAGCAGGCGAACAATGAAATTATTGCTGATGCCGCGTCCGGCATTCAGGCAAATGCCGATGCGTATAAGAACAATGTAAAATCCCTGTACCTAAATCAGCAGAATGCACTTGATCAGGCTCGTCTTGGCCAATCAGCCATGTCGGAAAGAGGTTATGCCGGTATGGCTGGTGGTGCTTTGCAGACTGCTGGTAGCCTGCTTGGAAACTCCAAGTTAGCGGGTAAGATGGTAGATAGACTGGGTAGTGTGTGGAATAAATAAGGATTGATATGGGATTATTATTCGAAAAGCTAAAAGCAAGACAAAAGCCGGACGGCACGTTTACTCCGGCTCCTGCTGAAGATACGCCTATGTTGTCCGGTTCTTCGTTAAATGTTCCTCGACCGGAATATCCAGATAAAGTAGAGGTGGAACCGGTATCACATACAACCATTCAGCCTCAAACTATATATGATATCGTAAGTCAGTACGGCAGGCCGCGCTCGTATGAAAAAGAGGTCGCAGAAGCGGAACGGCAGAAAAAACTTGGGATGTTATCGGATATATTGGGGTTAGGTGTCAATCTTGCGACTGGTGTAGCCGGTCGTAGGATATTTGACCAGCCTCAATCGAACACAAGCATAGCTGACGCAAGATTGCAAAGACTGAAAGACCTTCAGCGGGCAGATAGCGTCCGATTCGATAATGCTCTTCTTAATGCCCGCTTACAGGATTATCAAAATGAAAGGGCCGCTTCTGTTGCAAAAGCTAATGCCGATTGGGAGAAGCATAAGTTTGATACTAATACAAAGATTAAACTGGCGGATATAAACAGGCAGATACAGAAAGATGCTGAAAATGCTCGATTGCGGGCGGAGGAGAATAAAAAGACTGCCGAATATAGAGAAGCGATGCTAAAACTCCAGGAGCAGAGGATTGCGGCAAGTCAGAATGGAAAAGATAAGTTCGATTATTTGATTGGCCAGAATGGACGAAAAACAGTGATACCTAAAGACGAAGCAGCCTCGGTAGCTGGGTATTTATACAATAGAATGCAGGAAATAATAGCTTCTAATCCTAACGACAGGCGTACAGTTGAAGATGTAAAAATGCAAATGGGTGAAGGTGGAGATCAGTCAAATAAGACGCTATCTATTGTAAAGAGGAGGATAAAGGATTTCCCAGAGTTACAGGATGAATATGAGTCGATCATGAACGGGACATATGAGCCGAAAGATGCACAGCAGACCGTTTATGAATATTTACAGCGATTTTTTCCAAAACAGGAGTATAGCGGGCCGTATCGTCCTCCTGAATACTTGAATGGAAAAGAGGTTGTTGATTTCAGTCCGGAACAAGAAGTGATTAAGTATAAACCGAAAAGCAAATAAAGTTATGCCTATTTTTGAAAACAAGGGGGTTAAGTTTGATGTCTCCCCAGAATATATACCTGATTTTGCATCGGAATATCCAGATGCTGTGATAGTAATTGAGAGACCGGATAAGCCGTATCGCGTCAAGGCATCACAATATAATATATTCATGCAGCAACATCCAGAGCCGGATATCTCCATAGATGAGATGCGGGATACGGGTAGTTTTGTTGGTGATTTAGGTGAAAGATTTGCCTCTGGGCTTGGTCATTTGGCCGGGAGTACTCTTAATTTGATGGACAAGGGAACGAAAGCTCTCGAAAAGATAGGTATTCCAAGAAGCGGAACATTTGGTGCAGAGGCGGAAAAGCTCAATGAATGAGCTGATAAACTACATAAAGCGTCTGATCGTTATAAAGGAAAAGGATTTTCTTCTTTGTGGAGCGATGGTGATTACTCTGGGGCTATGGGATCTGCGCTGTTGAGTGCAACAGAGTCCGCACCTACAAGTCTTGCTATTGCTGGCTCTACTGCTTTGACAGGTGGAATGGCTCCTGGGCTTATTGGAGCCGGAGCCATAACTGCGTCAGACAAATATGATGAGCTGGGTGCGCAAAATCCAGAGTTGAGCGAGGTGAATAAATGGATCAATGCAATTGGTAGCGGTGCATCTGAATCGCTAACAGAGGTCCTTGGTGCCGGAATGATTGGGAAAACGATCGGAAATCTATTGAAAAAGAACGGACGAGTAGCAGCAGCTAATGTGATAAAGAAGAATTTTCTTGATAAAATGGCTGCGTTCGAAAGTAAACATTGGATTACTGCTCCAATTGCCTCGGAAGGAATGGAAGAGATGGCCAACGCATTGGCCGAATATCTCATTGATAAGAAGACGGGGGTAGAACGCACTGACAATATATTTGAAACAATGCTTGATGCCGGTGTGACGGGATCAATGGGAGGGGCGCAGTTTGTTCCTGTGATTGGCGGATCGAAGCTCTATGACTCTAAGCGAAAGAAAAACATAACAAATAACTACAAGGCTTCTTCTGAAACTGCAAAGCGTATTTTGGGAGAAGATATGGATAAATTTAACGAAGTAGTACTTAAGCATTCACAGTCTCTTGGATCTGTACAGGATTTTGTCGATAAAGTTGCCTCTGTTAAAGGATTGAGTAGTGAGGATCTTGCAGATATACGAAAGTATACAATCAGTCTGCTGAATTATAACGGATATGTAGACTATGTGCAGTCGCGTATTGACGAAGAAACAAGACGCCGTATGGATGATATTGGCCGAACGGCCAATAAAGACATGGGGCAAGTTGTTACAGTCAAATTTCCTTCTTCAGACCAGCCGGTTTATATAACAGGCGGTAATATTGTTTTTGACGAAGAAGGATTGGTGGATGCAAAACAGTCGGATGATATTTTGTATTATCTTGATGAAAATGGCAAAGTCCAGCAAGGACGACCTGAAATGTTCGATAGTTTGATCGAACAGTATCCAGTTGAGCAATTATATGCCGATATCATAAACACAGTCCCCGGCGAAGTGATTGCACAAGAAGAGATGGAGTCCGAAGCAGCAGATATGCAGCCGGTGATGTTTAATCCTGGCGATTTGGTGAATTTGGTGGACGGTCGTCAAGGGATAGTGCAGCAGATGAGCGATGATGGAGGTGTTATCGTTGAAGTTGATGGCATGACGGAAGAAATAGGGTTGGATTCTATTATTGACAATATGTCAAAAAATCAAACCCAAAATGAGGATTCTTCAACGGATGGAGACAGCAGAGTGTTAGAAAATGTGCCGGAAAAGACGTTGGAGAGTGTTGTCGCATCGTTGCCCAAACGAAATGACGGGACGATCGACTATAAGGCCATGACTCCACAGCAGCAATATGAATATACGTCCCTTTCCGAATCTCCTCAGACGGCTCTTGAAGATTTGCGTGCGGATATAGAGAATAAACGAAGTGAAATATCCAAGTCAGAATCCCGGATTGAGAAAGCATCGGGTGGGGAACGTGCATCGTTGCGGGATGAAATACGTGTAAAAAAACAGGAATTGGCAGATCTGGAAGCGTTTTACCGGACTGTCACGCCAGATGTGGATAGTTCTGCCGAAGAAAATGTTATTTTACCAGCATCCCAGACGGAAATTCCGATTAACCAAGAGTCAAATACTCCAGAATCATCTATTCCCATGGACGAGGCTGGTAATCCTATTTATCATCAGGCAGAAATTAGTGATACTTTAGATGCTCTTCTTGACGGTTCCCTGACACTTGAAGAAGTGGACCAGTTTGTAAATAATCATATTTCTGATGCAGAAAGGCGTTTAACCGAGTCGGGCAAAAAGGCTCCTGTGATGGAGCTTGATATAGACGGTTATAAAGCCAGAAAAAAAGAGTGGGAAGAAGGGCGGAAGCCTATCGAACAGGAAAAGAGCTATTGGGAAGATATTAAATCAAAATTGCAGGATGCCCGTGTGAAACCGGGTGAAGAAGCTGCTATTAATTTAATGCGTAATACTGCACCACAAAGCGGGGAAGAACTGGCTGCGCAAATGCTGGCCAATGGTTCTATAAAGTTGCTGCAGGATGATTATCGACGTGAAACCGGAGGGCGTATATCTGAATCCCGTTCGCTGTTTGGATTGTTTGCCGGGAAAGATAAAGGTGGTGTATCGATAGAGCGTGCCGGCGAAATCCTGATGCAAGCGGATTTGGAGAACGGTTCTAATTTCTTTGACCAGAATGATCCGAATGCCGGTCGTAATGCTATTATTGAGGTGCTCTCGACTGCGCGTACCCGTGGCGATCTGATCAACTACATCAAGAACCGCCGCGAAGCGAAAGCCGAGGAGATACGGCAGGCAGAATATAACGAATATGCTCGCTGGTGCGAGGAAAATTATCACCTTTCGCCTGAAGATTATGAGGCATACGAAGATGCGGTTGTTCGTGATTTTAAAGAAAATCTGCTTACTGATGAAGAACAATTTGAGTTGGATTCTCAGATGGCTGACGAAATTCAGGCAATCCAGGAGGAACTGGAAGAAATAGATGCTATATTGGCACAAAATAGAACAGAAAAAGATGAAAACACTGAAGGAAATGACGAAAGCGGAGGCGATGTCTTACGCGAAGGAGGCAGCGAGATACTGCAAGGAGAACAATCTGCTCAGACCGGGCGAAGTGAAGAAATTGAAGCAGGAGAACCGGCTGGCCCCGGTGTTGATCGCGCGAATGGAGTTGCACAAGAAAGCGCACCCGGAGAAATAGATAGGCAGGGTAATCCTATAGACTCCGAAGGTAATCTTATTATCGAGGATGTAAGTAGTGTATCGGATATAACAGATGAAGACTTTACATCTCCTTATCGCACTATAGGGTTGCCCGTTGTTCCAAAGAATGTGTCTGATGCAATCGGAGCTGACGGAAAGCGTGTTATTATAAAGAAGAACATATTCGAGAAGAACGGCAAGGCTCATGCCTTTACTCCTCAATCAAGTAGGGATATATTGGAGAGAGCTTTATATAATCCTGACATTGTAGGACAGTCGCAGCCGAATACCAAAAAGAACCACTGGATTGTAATAAAGTTGGATGATAAAAGTCCGATAGTTGTTCTTGAAGTAAACAGCAACAAGGATAATGTGGAAATTGTAGGGTGGTACACTCTGGATAATAGGAATCTTGACAGAATAAAAAGACAAGCCAAACGTGAGGGCGGCGAACTCCTCATACTGGCCTCTAAAGAGGCGGCGGCAAGCCTTTCCACTCTTCCGTCTGACTTGTCTTCTACCGACAAAGATAGTGATTTATCTCGTAATAACAGTGGGTTAAGCGAAAAAATTGCAGATGCCGAAGCAAATACCGATATAAATCCTACCGAAGCCCAGAAGGAAGCCGGCAATTACAAGAAAGGGCATGTGCGTGTAGGTACATTTGATATTAGCATCGAGCAACCGAAAGGTTCTGTTCGTAGTGGCGTGGATGCTAATGGTAAGAAGTGGGAAACGACCATGCAGAACACCTACGGCTACATTCGTGGTACGGAGGGCGTGGACGGCGACCATATAGATGTGTTCCTATCTGATGATATTGATGGGTGGAACGGTCGAAAAGCGTTTGTGGTGGATCAATACAACGAGGACGGCAGCTTTGACGAGCATAAGGTAATGCTTGGCTTCAATGAGGCGGCCGATGCCGAGACGGCTTATTTCGCCAACTATGACAAAGATTGGGCGAAGAAGCACAAGACGGTGGTAACCCCCGTAAACTTGGAGGATTTCGAGAAATGGATAGGTAGCAGCCACCGCAAGACAAAAGCGTTTGCAGAATATAAGAGTGTAAAGACAGATAGCAATAAGGCGCAACAGGAACTTGACAAACGGGAAGCTGAAAACAATGACAACCTGCGTTTTCGCACGGCAAAGGAGAGCGATGTTTCCTCGTTCGCACAGAAGCATCAACTGGAAGAGGCAGACGTAAAGAAGTACGCAGAGTCCATGAAAGCAGGTAATCTGGGCGGAGCCAGCTATGCGTTCAAAAGCATCAAGAGAAGCATCCGCTTGGCAAACGACCAGCTATCTTTGGGTGAATTTGTCAAGGTCTTCTCCCCGGTCAAGGCGGAGCTGTTCGACAAGTTCGGCAATGTCGACGAACTGCGCGACAGCTATGTCAAGCAGGCGCAGGATGAGCGCAACGCCATGGAAGCCGCCCGCAAACGGGAAGAGGAGGCTGCCGCAGCAGAAAGAAAACGACTGGAAGAGTTTGAACTGATGTCGAGCGAAGCGTTGGATCGCGCCTACCTTGAAGCCGTCGAAGCCCAAGACGAGAGCCGCATGCGCGACCTCGTGAACGAAGCCGCCCGGCGCAAAGGCTATTTGTCGACGGATGAGTTCAGAATGGCGCACCGTGCCCCCTCCTACGATGAAGAGGGCATCGACAAGAGTATGGTCGACGTGGCTCAGAACAAAGACAACATCCGCGACAGTCTGGACGAACAGTTCCGCATGAACCGGGACAAGAACCGGGAAGAGAGCATAGCGGCTATCAGCGAGGCGTTGGACGCCATAGATAAAGGAGAAAAGCCGATGGTCACCATCTACCGGGCGGTGCCCAAGTCACTCAAAGAGGGAAGCGTCCGGAACGGTGACTGGGTGACACTCTCCGAAGCCTATGCCCGGCAGCACGGCAACCACGCCTTGGAGGGGGACTACCGGATGATGGAAGAACGTGTACCGGCTGAGAACCTCTATTGGGACGGGAACGACATCAACGAATGGGGATATGACGACAAGAGCGACTACCTGTATAAGGACACCCGGAACAACCGCAAGTTGAACGACCTGGTTACCCGGGACGACAAAGGGAACATCATCCCCCTGTCTCAACGCTTCAACGCCTGGAAGAGCGACCCTCGCTTCCGCTTTATCGGCGAGCAGGGAGCAGCAAGGCTTGATGCAGCAGAAGAAGCAACTACCCGTCTTGACAACTTGAATGTGGCAAGGGAGATGGAATCCGCTTTCAATGAAAAGAAGCAGCGGATAGAAAAGCTGCGTAAAAGTGAGCCGGTGGAAATAACAGGCAGGGAGATCGAGCCGAGCGATGATCTGAAACAATATAAGAAGAATGCACTGGAGTATGGGAAAAGGTTGCGTGGTGAATATACCAACAAAGACACAGGGGAAACAGTCATGGTCGGCAAGAATGCTATCAAGGAGGTGCTGAACCACGACTATAAAAACGCGGAGCAACTGCAAAGCGTTGCGGCCATACCTCAGATTATCGAGAATGCTGTGTATATCGAATCACAAGCTAATACAGACGATAAGGTTGACGCTGAAAAGTTTGACTATTATGTTTGTGGGATGAAGATTGGCGGTGAAGATTATACGGTTCGTGCTGTAATTGTCACGCCTAAAGAGGGCACTCGTTATTATGACCACAAACTTTCCAAAATAGAAAAAGGGAAATTACTTGATTCACTAATCGGGATAACAACTCCCGGTTTTAATCAAACAACTTCCCTTAATTCCGATATCAAAGATACGAAGTTGCTTTCAATTTTACAAGTGAACGGCAGAGAAAATGCACGTAAAATCAAACTTGCTACCGGCTGGGAGCGTGGCGTTGACGGAAAGTGGCGGTATGAGACACCGGATTTTGAATATGCTCCACCTGAGAATTTCGAAGAAGGCAAGAACTACAGCTTAAGCGAAATCCTCAAAGATGACGAGTTATTCGCGGCCTATCCCAGGTTGAAAGAATTGAAATTCCGGTTGGAATCTCATCCGGACGAGTATGGCAGCGGATGGTTTGGAAGCAATGAAATCGTTATCAATACGGCGCATAACAGGCCTTGGCTTTATGAATCGACTACCGCCCATGAGATACAGCATGCGATTCAATCATATGAAGGTTTTGAGGCAGGCGACCATCCAGAAGCAGTGATAGACAGATATTTGGATACTCAATATAAAATAGATACGGCTGATTTAAATACGCTTAATACCGCCGCATTTATTCGCAAAAGGGCTGAAAAATTGATTAAAAGGGGAAAGTATAAATACATGCGTTGGGCTGTCAGGTCCGCGATGGGCCCTCTTTATGGTAGAAATAACATGTACTCAGACTATGGGCCGATCGAGACACTGGCCGTTTACCATACCTCAAAGGAACTAAGAGATGCTTATGAAAAAGGACATAGGGAAGGTAAAAGCCATTTAACTGGGATACTTAGCAAGAAAGATGCTGAAAATATTTATATGCGTAATGCCGGAGAGACAGAAGCCCGTAATGTATCGAGGCGTTTGTCTATGACACCGGAAGAGCGACGGAGAACGCTGGCAGAAGAAACGGAAGACGTAGCGCGTGAAGACCAGCTGTTCCTCGATGACGCATTAGGAAAACCGGCTTCTTATGCACCGGCTTCTGGGAATATCGAAGAGGTGAACGAGCGTTTCAACGAAGATTTACAGCGACAAATTGACGGTTCTTTGCCTAAAGGGCATGTTTACAAGCTGGGGAATCCGTCCAGGTTTTTACAGGCTGCGGGATTCCCTTATCTGCCAATAGAGTTACGTGCAGATAAATTGGCGACTAAAGCATCTGAGAAATATAAAAGTAACCATCCTTTCAATTTGACAAGTGTAGAGAATCTTCCACAAGCTATAGCCAATCCGATAGCGGTATTTGACAGCAAAACACGAATTGATGCAAAGGTCGTTTTAACAGAACTTGAAAGCAATGGAGATAATTTTGTTGTGGCTATACAGGTGAACCGTAAGGTTGGCAATATTGAAATCAATTCTGTGCGTAGTATTTATCCGAAGGACTATGTTAAGGATATCTATTCATGGATAAACGATGGTTTACTAAAATGGGTCGACAAGAAAAAAGCTACTGATTTTATATCAAATAGCAGTACTCCCGCTAACGTTGATGATAAAAACAGTAGCTTTTCATCTGCCACAAAGATAGTGGAATCTTTTGTAAATCCAACCCTTGACGAGGGAAAAATATCGTCTGCCGTAGATGAATTGGCAAGTGGCCTACATATTCCGATACACATCATCCGGGATGTAAACGATATCACGGACGATAACAAAGATACTCAACGGAAGAAACGAGGGTCCAAAGGTTGGTATGATATGGAAACTGGCGAAGTATATTTGGTTTTGCCCAATGCCGAAAGCATCGCCGACGCACAAGCGACCATTTTACACGAGGTCGTTGCGCATAAAGGGCTTCGCGGACTATTAGGAGAAAAGTTTGACGACATGATGGATTCTGTCTATCGCAACCTACCGGAAGATGTGCGCCGTAAGGTTACCCGTGCCGGACTTTCCCGCTATGGGGGAGACTTCAGGATCGCGACGGAAGAGTATTTGGCTTCTGTTGCAGAAAACGGTGTATCCGAGCCGTCCATTTGGCAAAAGATAAAATCGGCCATCCGCGGATTTTTCCGGTCGTTGGGAATCGATTTGCGTATGCGGGATGAAGATATTGCTTATATGTTATGGAAGAGTAAGAACCGTCTTGAAAAAGGTGATTCACTTGTTACGATCATTCATAAAGTGGCCAAAGATGGAAATATGCGTGATACATTGTTGTTCCGTGATCCGTTGGTTAGTAGCGGAACGATGCTTGCCACTTCGGCAGAAGAACGTCGTAGCATGGTTAGGGCTATTAGAAGCGTGATAGAAGGATTGAAATCAGCCTCACCATCATCCCGGAAGTTCTATCAGCGTTTCCGGGAAGGTTATCAAGATAGGATGATTGCGCTTCGTGAGTTCCAAAAAGAAGTAGAAAAAGAGACTGGACATAAGATACGGGATTTTGAGAATGCGTATGTATATGAAAATACAGCCCAGTCGAAAAGCCAGTATGATGTGGAAAAATTCAAGGAGACGGAGTTTAAGAAGCTGGTGGATGAAGTATCCCGGCTGTCTACTGTGGACGGCCATTTTGATGCCCAGAGAAATCGCGATGTTGAAAACTATATGATGATCAAGCATGGACTTGAAAGGAACAAGAAAATGAGAGAGGATGAGCTGGAGAAGTACAGAAGACGGAAGGAGGATAAACTTGAGCGTGTTAAGAAAGAAATGGAAGATTACTTCACGGAAAAGGAAAAATCAGGTAATTATTCGTCTAAACAGCTTGAAAACATGAGAAAGACCGTTGATAAGAGAATAGAGGAAAGGGAAAATGAAACGTCTGACCTTATAGAGAAGAAACGGATGTCGCTTGAATTGAAGGACTTCTCCGGTCTTACAGCTCTTAGTAAAGAAATTTTTGATTCTGATATGATGGAAGAGCAAAAGCTGAAAGACTGGGCTGAAAAATATGAGAATAGCCACAGCACTAATGGCCTAAGGAAAGCGGTGGAAGCTGCCACACAGGCAACGCTGGAAAAGATGTACCAGACGAACTTGATCGGCCGTGAGGAGAGGGATAATCTGCAGAATATGTACGAATATTATATCCCTTTAAAGGAATGGGATGAAACGACGGCCGGCGACCTGTTCGACTATTTCGATGCGGACAAGGATATTGTGTCGAACCCGATAAAGAAAGCCCGTGGGCGTAAGTCAAGGGCTGGTGCCGTACTTGCCAACATCGCTCATGATTACGAAAGCGCTACGATGATGGGGTATAAGAATCTGACAAAACTCCGTTTTGCCAATCTGGTAAGAAATAGTAAGACAAAAGCAGCTGCAGTTTCTAACCAGTGGTACGTAAAAAGTGGAGTAGATGCGGAAGGCAATCCTATGTGGGAGGCTGTTTCGGCCGAAGGTCTGGTGGAAGATCCGGCAGAAAATGCCAAGATCATTAATGATTTCGAGGAAAAGATGAAGGATCTGCGGGAGAAAGGTGAGGCGAAGACTCGTCGCGAAGTGCTTACCCTCGGTGTCCCCGTCAAGGATTGGCAAGAGAAACAACATACTGTCCGTGTAAAAGAAGGAGGCCGTGATTTGCTTGTTTACATCAATGGAGATCCTCGTGTATCACAAGCTATTAATGGGCTAAATAACCAGAATTTGAATAATAGTGTGTTAAAAGCACTGAACCGGATCCGGCAGTTTATGATGCTTAATTACACCTCACGCTCTGTGAACTTCATCATACGAAATTTTGTCCGTGATTTGTTCTATACCAATACGATGAATTTCGTAAGATACGGAGCTGGATTCGAAGGCCGATATCTGAAAAATATCATACCGGCCATAAGGTGTATTGCGCGTGTTTCGTTTGGCTTTGAGGAAAAGGGGGCGAAAGCCAAACAAATGCGTTCGTCTTACGAAACCTTTTTGAAAGGTGGTGGACGTACGGGATTTGTAGCAGTTATGGGGTATGAAAAGTATAAACGTGAGGTTGACCGGATGGTTCGTAAAAGTGCTGGCGGTAGGTTACAAGTAAAAGATGTGTTCAATATGCTGGGAGGTTATTTCGAAACCGTCAACTCTATTATAGAAAACACGTCCCGCTTTGCGACTTATCTGGCTGCCAAAGAAACCGGCATGTCGGAACTACAAAGTATTAGCGCGGCCAAGGAAGCATCCGTGAACTTCAATCGGAGAGGAAGTGGAGCAATGGGTGCTGTGTGTGCGCAGAACTTCTATTTCTTCTTTAATGCGGCCGTTCAGGGATCGCATAATTTCCTTGGTGCAGCGAAAGCAAATCCTGGCCGTGCTTCGGCGGCGATCGCCATGTGGGCAACACTGGGATTTGCCTATTGTATGTTGACGGACCTTCTGTTGGGGGATAACGATGAATATAACGAGATCCCAGATTATGTACGGCAAAACAATGTGATTATTCCGGTAGGAGAAGGAAAATATGTTCTTTTGCCCTTATCTGTGGAACTTCGTGCTTTGTATGGATTGGGTGATATGAGTGCACAATATCTTCGTGGTGAATATAAGGGGCGCAGCTTTACTGCTGATGTGACGGGCAGGATGATGACACTGCTTCCCTTCTCATTCGAAGCTGAAGGCTCAGATAATTGGCTAGAAACAGCAATACGAGTATTTACTCCGGATATGTTTACCCCGATCACCGATGCATACCTTTGGAATCAGAACTTTTTCGGGAAACGGATCACGGGGCGCAACGAGTTTAATAAGTATGTTCCAGAATATCATAAGGTAACGACTGGAACCAGCAAAGCGATAATCAAAGCCTCCGAACGGCTGAATAGTCTGTCGGGAGGCGATTATGCCTCTAAAGGAAAATTGGATTATGCTCTTTTGAATCCTTCTGCCGTAGAGTACCTTTTCGAACAGTACTTAGGTGGCGTAGGTAAAGCCATTGCTCAATGTTACAAAACGGTGGAAGGCGCAGTAACCGGAGATGTGCAGCTTAGGAATATCCCAGTTGTGAGCGGGCTGACCTATGACACAGAAAATATGGTTCCGCGTAATTATACAAACGAACGCTATAACCATTACGTGAAAGAGTATGAAGAGATGCAGAGTAGGGATAGGATGTACCGTAAAGGGCTCGAAGGGGGTAAGGACCTGTCGGGTAATTACAAATCCTTTGCCAATAGTCGTGCATACCGACGTTATCAAACGACCGGCTTTTATAAAAAAGCGATTGAAAGTATGTATGATATGGCCCGCTTGATGGATGGAGAAGAAAAGAAAGCTCTTTACGAACAGGCGAGAAAGACAAAAGAAATGATGATTAACGAATTAGACAAAATAGGAGATGAATAGAAAGTTTTATAACCGTAGATTGAAACCGGGAGTGGAGCGGGGTGGTCGCACCCGGTCAGCTATTAGTTTGACAAAGGCTACAGATGTGCTGAAAGAGGCTGAAAATGCTTGGTGGGGACTTAGTGAGGTTCGCAAGAAGGCTGCACGTTCCCAGATGTATGGATTTGAAGATCAATGGGGCGATCTTGTTATTGATCCAGCAAGTGGGAAGAAAGTGACAGAAAGTGCATATATTCGATCGCAGGGTAAAGTGCCTTTGAAAAACAATGTCATTCGCCCGATTTTGAAAAATATCGACGGACAATTCCGAAATAACCAAACGAAGCCCGTTTGTGTTGTTAGGGACAAAAGGGAAAGTAAGATTGGAGAAATGATGAGCATTGCAATTGAGTATTGCCATCAGATCAACGAAACGACGGAAATGGATGCTGCAAGTTTGACGAATCTTATGCTTTCAGGGTTATGTGCCCAACGGGTAGAGTACGGCATGAATCCGGCTAAACAAAATTTGGATGTGTGGGTTTATCCAACCAATACTTATCGGTTATTCTTCAACACGGATATAGAAGATCCTCGGACATGGGATCTTCGTATTATCGGGGAAATGTATGATATGACTCTTTCGGATATTGTGGCCGCATTTGCCCGTGATAAAACAACCTGTGATGATATTTATCGGATTTACGGTGATCATAACGGGGCTACCTGGGCTGATTCGTTTGGATTACAAGGGGACCAGAACAAAAATATGGATTTTTATATGCCGTCCCGTCCAGATCTTTGCCGGGTGATTCTTGTTTGGAAAAAGGAAAGTCGGGAAGCACTTTTTTGCCGTGACCTATTGAGTGGGGAATGGTGGTATTCCAATCTTTCCGACAGAAAATCGATAGATGTTTTAAATAAGCAGCGTATGGAAGAAGCGTTAGCTAACGGCATGGACCCGGAAGATGTGCTTCTTGTGGAATATACCTATTCAATTGAGCAATATTGGTACTATCGTTACATGACTCCGTTCGGAGATGTGTTACAGGAAGGGCGTTCACCTTACTGGCATAAAGAGCATAATTACATATTGAACATTTATCCGTTTGTCAATGGTAAAGTCTTTAATTTTGTTGATGACTTTATTGATCAGCAAAAGTACATAAACCGGACGCTTACGATGATCGATTTTATTCGTTCGTCTACTGCGAAAGGACTTCTCATTGTGGATGAAGATGCTTTTCAGGGAATGAGCCGGGAGCAGATTGTAGATGAATATGTGCGTTATAATGGTGTGCTTTTTGTTCGTCTTAAACAGGGCCAGAATATACAGAATATCGTTCATCAATATAACGGATCTGCGGCTGTTGCCGGAGATTACGAACTATTGAACTTACAATTGAAACTTATCAATGATATTTCTGGTGTAAATTCTGCAATGCAAGGCCAAACGCCATCTTCTAATACGCCATCTTCGCTTTATGCCCAGCAGGTTCAGAATTCAAGTATGAATGTTAAAGGCTTGCTTGATTCTTTTCGTAATTTTCAAAAGAAGCGAGACAATAAAGTAATGAAGACGATTCAGCAATTTTATACTTCTGCTCGATATATAGACCTTGCCGGATCGGACTATTCGAAAGAAAGTAAATGGTATGATCCGGAAAAGGTGCAAGATTCAGAAATAGATGTCTATATTACGGAAGGTTCTAATACTCCGGTTTATCAAATGGTGATGAATGAGTTCTTGATGGAGCTTTACAAAAATCAGGCAATAAATGTCAAGCAATTGCTTGAAAATTCGTCGCTTCCGTTTGCTGAACGTATCTTGGAAAGTATTAAGCGGGATGAAGCGGAGATGTTGCAGGCCCAAGAGGAAGGTCGTATGGCGCAACTTCAGGGAATTCCTTCTGAGGTCATAGGTCAAATCCGGGCATAATTTTAAATAACGAGGCAAGATCATTTCCGATCTTGCCTCGTTTCATATTGTAGCTTCCGATATGACTTTACGGGTTGGTGTAGCTATTGGGGTATTTACGGCAAATGGAAGACCTATCCGATAGCAGATCCATACGCCGATAGCACGAGTCATGAGTCTGTCATCATGCATTCCTTCAACAGCTCCCATTGTTTTACCATCTTCTTTGATTTCAAATGTGTCGTGTTCGTCTACGGCTTCCTCGCATCTTTCGATGTATAAAGAATCCCGTATTGCTTTTGCTTGATGGGAGATAACCATAGGCTTGGTTGATGTGTTGGTGTGAAATCCCCATTTTGCTGGGGCGCCTTGTCTGATTTGGTCGGCCGGGGTGCGACAGTAGAGATTGGAGTAATGCCCTGCTATCTCGTCTAAGATGTATTCGAAATTATTGCCTTCCGTGCCTTCTGTTTCAAGCGTGTTACTTTCTATTACAACCATAGCATCCTCCTCGTCAGCATAAAATGTTGCCATCTGTACAGCCTTCCAAGCGCCTTTATCATGGTCGATATGGCCGTGCCATTCGGCTACCACTTCCGGGATGCCTCCGTCCATCATCCAATAGCGATCAAAGACGGTGATATCCGTGTAGTCGGCTTCATCTGAAACTCCCCCTACATCCATAACGACAATATAACGATTTCGATATCGTTTTGATTTATCCGGCATTTTCCAAATGGACAAGCAGCCTATTTCTTCTTTTGACAACCGAAGATTCTGAAGGCTTTCTACACCCGTTTCTTCCGAACCTGAAATTTCACCATGAAAAATAGGATCGATGCAAGTTTCGCGTAGTTTGAGCGTGTCTGAAAGCCGGAAACGTCGTCGGCCGGTAGATTGAAAGGCTTCTGTTGGAGTGCTTGGATATTCAGAATTCATACGCCAAATATCTTTCATGTCTTTCTTTTTTCTCTATACCAAGCAATAGCTTCCAGTGTAGCTCCCAGTTTCCAAAGGTCCCATTCGTATTCGTCCATAGAATGGATAAACTCTTCGTGGTTATCAATAGGGATTGAATAAATATCAATATCAAACCATGCTACAAAAATGGGGAGCAGGTTATTTTTACCTTTGACAGCCTGTTGCCATGTACGATGAAAAAAATTACCAACGCCTTTTGCCGTACTTTCCAACCCTAAAATCGTATATGCTGTATCATAAATGGAACCGGATATAGACTGGATAAGGTCCTCCGGCTTTTTGCCTGGTGTAGCTCTCCAAAGTCCAATTTCGGTTAGGTGAGCTCCTGATATGTCACCGCTTCGAAGTGTATCGGGTTTTTGGAAAGATCCGATCGAGACAACACAATTTGTGTTTTGAATGACTTTGTTTTTGCTTGAACCTTCAAAGGGTGTGAATTTAACCGTTTCTCCAAGCAGATAAGAAGGGTATTTGTTTAAAGCCTTTGTGATCATTGCCCGAACGTTTCTTTACTGTGTTTCCACATCTCCACAAATGACGGTATTCCAGTTTCGACGGTGTACGAGCATTATCCAAAGCATATAAATTTGGACGAGTGTTGATCCTCCCCACTGTCGTGCTTTTAAGAGGATAAACTTGATAGGCTTTCCGGCCTTTCGTAGTTTTTCAAGTTTATTCAGTACTCTTCTTTGCGCACGGTTTAGTTTAAATGGGATATCTTTTGGGCTCACTTTATCTTTTATAAAGATGAATGAATAGGCCCAGTATTCAAAATCGTATATTATCCGATATTTTATAAATTCAATCCAAAGCTGGTTTAGGGCTTCTTCGGAATACTCCACTTCTTTAATAAATCGGATAATATATCCTTTGAATCCGTATTTGGCGAGTCTACGGATAAACAGGTTTTCTTTTATCAATTCAACCGGTAAATACATATCGCCAATAGGGGAGTCTTTTATTGAAATCTTTTTTCGTTCCCCTACGGCGCCAAGACCGGTGACTGGATTGTATGGTGCGTTTATTATTTCGTGTCTTTTTCTGTTTTCTTCCAAGATATTTTCGATCTCGAAATCATTGTGAATGTCGTGCATAATCGAGATAAAATGAATGAGATTGCTAAAGCTGAAATGTGTATTTTCCAATTAATGACATTATAGCCGAATATTGACTGCATTATTAACATTATAAGCAGCATGATTGTATATTTCTGTCGCTTCGAATGTCCATCTTGCCATATCTTGCTTAAATACATGCCGATCATGGAAAATATGATGGTTGATGCGCCGAATGTCGGTTTTTCAGAGCAAAAGATTGCAGAAGACAGGATTACAGATATTGGTATTACTATAATTGGGGCTTTGCGTCCATAATATTCTGCAATCACCGGCTTATATATCAGGTATCCGATTGAATTGAAGAACATGTGCATAAAGGTCAGATGTATGAAATTGTATGCAATCAGTTGCCAATATCGGAATCCGGAGGACAGTCCGTAATCGCTTAGATCGTAGTACCGTGATAGGGAATAAAAAAGGATAAATATGAATACCAGGATCATTTTCTTTTTAATTTGTCATTAATAATGCGTACAAATTGCCTTTTTTCGATATAGAAAGAAGGAGCTTCATTATTGATGATGGTTTCCAAATAGCTATATCCCGGATATTTTAGCCCTTTTGCAACAAATTTCCTGAAAATACTGTCGTACATGTCTATTTTCATGGGGTTGTACATGTCCGGTTGTATCCCTCTATACATAAGCGATATGTTTCTGATAGCGACTTCTAAGGTGATGTAATACCTTGGAGCCGGATAAGACATCGCTTTTTCTATGATCGTATTTTTGGGAACCCGGCGTGCGACATCCCCCAATTCTTTTATTGCCCTTTCGTATGCCTTAAATACATCATCTTTTTTTTGCCAGTTCTCTGTTTTTGCCATGAAAAAATGCTTTGGTTTGTTATAATGGCTCAAATATATAACATTATAACATATTAAACCACAAAATAATGTCTTTACTTTGCTAAAGTAATACTTTAAATATTATTTCATGGATAATAATGTAGGAAACGAAGAAGAAAAAGTACCTGTGGAATCTTCAGGGGCGACAAATAAACCTTCCAAGAAACAGGCTTATTTGGATTATATGCGTTCTCGTATGGGAGAGTCTTACGGTGAAGACGAAGACTCTGTTTATTCTGACATGCTTGATTATCGGCAAAAGAATGACGAATCACAGGAGCGCATGACCGAAATACTTTCAAAAGATCCGCGCCTTGCACAAGTCCTTTCGGACATGGCTGGCGGCAAAAGGGGGGCAACTTCGGCTCTTGTACGATATTTCGGAAAGGATATTTTGGGAGCAGAAGAAGGTTCGGACGAGTGGAATGATTTGCAGAATGCCGAGAAAGAGCGTATGGAGGAATTGGAATCCATGCGTAAAAGCAAAGAGGAATACGATGTAAATATTGAAGCAAGTTTACCGGTTCTGGATGAATTTGCCACATCCAGAAAAATCGATATCGATGAATTTCTTGACAGTGCCTACAGCCGGATACTTGAGCCCATTTTCAAAGGGAACTACACTACCGAACTGTTGGAAATGTTGTACAATGCCATGAATTATAAGACAGATATTGAAGAATCCTTTCAGTCTGGTGTTGTTGCAGGGAGAAATCAAAAGATTGACAGGATGAGAAAGGATAATGCCGGTGACGGATTGCCAAGATTAGGGGCAAGCACCGCTTCAACGGTTAAACGTGCCGAAAAAAAGCCTTCTTACAAGTCGAGCGTATGGAATGATTAATCAATTTTTAATAAGTAAAGCGATGGGAAAATTTGTAAATTATGTGAGAAACGAAAAGGGATTTATTTTATCCTTGGTGTTAATGATTCTTGGGATTGCGTTTGGAGATGCATCTGTCCTTATGGCTGAAGGGGTGACTGTTGCTCCGCCAGCACCAGAAGGGGGTACGGCTACGGAAGGCCATGAGGGTTTGCAAACACAGTTAGGAGGGCAGGATACTTCTGTGACCACTTTGGAAAGAGGTGGTGAAACGGGCGATATCATAGCTGAAGACATAGACGAGGATATTGCGAAATTCCGTCCTGATTTTTTCCCGATTGACACGATTGCCCGAAAAGCGGCAAAGAAAAAGAGAAAAACGAATTATGTTGTCAAGCATTATAATATCGATGCTTCCCGTATCACTTGTATCACGAACGCTGAACATACGGAGTCTGCAAGTAAAAAACGTGTAGCATTGCCTATTGATGCAGCGGACGGCAGTGTGTTTAACGTATATGACACAATCAACGTTCGTGGAGTGGACGGTTATGCAAGCGACGGTTCGACGGTCACTCCCGGTGTGGATCTGATGCTTTATGTTGTGGCACTGGATGCTTCGTCGGGGCTTCCAGTAGTTGTAGCCATTAATGGGAAAAAGCAAAACCCGGCAGACGTGGAATGTTATGTTCCTTCTATTCCGGAGGGCACGGCCTTGTATTGTATGGCCAAGGCCGGCAGCGAAAGCCAGTTGTTCTGTCCTCCGACCAATCAGGCGCCTACGCCTCGCGAAGTCTATATGCAGCGGAAGATGTCCAACACCAAGTTTACCGAATATTTTGAGAATGTAAAGAAAAAGGTGGCCTGGGATAAGGAAGATGTGATGGAAAATGACCTTTGGGAATTCCGTCGCAAATGCGAAGTGTCCTATTTGCTGGGTATCAAGGGTAAGATCGCGATCAAGGATGCGCAATATCCGAATCGTGGAATTGAAAACGTGTATTTTCAGGAGGGTATCATGTGGTCCATCAAGAAACACTATGAATATACGAAAGGTAAGTTCAGCTTTGCGGATTTTATCGGTATTACCAAAATGAAATTTACCGGTAACAACGGAAGCAAGGAAGCCTTTGTAGGTGTCGGCAAGGATTTGTTGGAAGATATGATGACAGTCGATTACACGTTGACGAAAGATATTAACGTGAAATCCAGAGAGAAATGGGGTATCAAATTCCAAGCCTTCGAAAGCTCTTTCGGAACGATGAATGTTGTCCATTTGCCTATTCTGGACGAAGTTGGTTTGTCGGAGATCGGTATTTGTCTTGATCTTGATATGTTGGTTCTCTACAAAATGGAGGAGGAGCGACGGAATATCAATATGGAAACGCAGGGCGAAGCTGCTGAACGCAATGTTACGATTCAGACAGACTGTTTAACGTTGAAAGGATACAGTCATCTGCTGATCAAGCCGAACACGTCCGGTTTCAATGATGCGGAACCAGATCTTGTAAAGGCAAAAACAAATGATGGTGCGACTTTGCCAAGTGAGGGAAATAAGGAAGGCGCTATCCTGTACTTGAAGAAGGATGTCGCATCGACTGGAACCAACGATGAGTTGAAGGCCGGTATGTTGGCTCAGTGGAATGGGACAAAATGGGTAAAGTATGATGGAGATGTCTATATCGGAGCCTGATAATTAATGTTTAATTAGAAAAGGGAGATTCTGCATTTTTTAGATTCTCCCTTTTTAGATAGAGATAAGGTTATGTATAAGAAAATATATGGTACATCGTCTGCCGAACTTTCGACGATTATTAATGTAGGTGGTATTCCAAGACGTATTGAATTTACAGGAGGTGTTCCATCTGGGGTATCACGGGTATCTGCGAGATTTGTAACTTCTGACAAACGGTTGCAAGATGCAATAGAGTCAGACCCAAGGTATGGTGAGCTTTTCTTTCTTGAAGTAATTTCGCCTATGCAGTCTAAAGAGAGAGTAGCAAGCAACGGTAAGGTAAAAGAGTATAATTACATTACGCGTGTTCAGGATGCTATAAACGTGTTAGTCACCAAGCATGGTGTCCAGTTAGATTCTCTGAAGAGTAAACAGGATGTAAAAGAAGCGGCCAAGAAAAAGAGTGTATCATTCCCTAATATGAGATAATCATGACAAAGCAGGGTATAATAGATAAAACCAGAGCGATAATGAATGAGATAGGCGAGGAAGAAAATCTCTCATTGTTATCAGAAGATACAGTAAAGCTGGCAGAGTATATAGAATCTGTTATACCTGATGCTATAAATCTCATAGCACAGGATGAAAATGTCTCTATTGCTTTGTTGAACACCGGAAATATGACATCTGGCGGAACAAGTAGTGAAGGTTGTACGGTAATTCCTTTACCGCAAGATTTTTTACGTTTTGTGTCTCTACGTCTTTCGGGATGGAAAAGAGAGGTCCAGAGAGTTTCTCCATTTGGAAGTGAAGACTATAAAATTCAACACAATGCCGTTACCCGAAGTGGTGTAAATAAACCTTCATGCGTTTTTTCTCATAATAAGACAGGGCTGTGTATAGAATGTTTTCCATCCGGTGAATTACAATATTTCAATTATGTAAAAAGCATGACGGACTTATCTGATGATAGTCTTTCGAATTACGGTGAATCATTAATGCCCGCGATTTGTTACGCTTGTGCTTATTTGGTATATAATATATTCGAGATGCCTAATGTCGCTGAGCGAATGTTGAAAATAGCAGTTCAAGTCCTTCCGAAAATACAATGAGATATCAGTTAGATGAAGATAAGGGTGATTTGTTGTATGAGGTTGAAAATGACAATCTTATACTTAAAATTAAGCCAGAAGTAATCGCGAGTATCGGTACTCCGGGGACTGGTGGTAGTGGCAGTGGTATTTATCATATAAAGCTGAACGATGATATCCGGCCATCGGATACGAATGCTTTTACGGCACTTCGGGCACTGAAGGAGATAGAAGACGCTATACGTGGTGCCATTATAGAAATGGATGGCATGTTTATCCGTAAAGATATAGACGATTACGCATTAGGAAACATCCGATTTCATGAAAGTATCGGTTCACCTGACTTTTTGACCGGTATTGAAGGGGGAAATGGTTGGAAAATTACGGCTGATGGTGGTATTGAAGGTGAATCGGCTGTGATCCGTTCGGATGCAATTATAGGAAACTCCATAGGCAGCCGTGATTTTGCTTCCGGTATGTTCGGTTATGGCTGGCGTATTGATTCGCCTACAGCTTCCGGCACGGTGGACAACTGGACGGTGCGGAAGACATTTAAAGTCTACGAGCTGGTTTATTCCCAAGTGTTGGGGCTGAACGGTTCCCATATCGTGTCAGATTTTAACAAGATAAAGACGGTCACTCCGCTCGGAACACGTCGTTATCGCTGTGAGATGGACGATATGGGGGGCGAAATGTTCATGAATCTTCGGGATGGTGACCTTGTTCGTATCCAGCAACGGGACGGGAAAGGTGGAATCCGTTACTTGTTTGCCGAAGTGGAAAACGTGACATCGGAGAGGTTCGACCTTAAAGTGATCGAGGGCGGGAGCGTGCCAAAGGCAGGTGACGTAGCGTTCCGTATGGGGAACCTTGAGGAGAAGAATCGCCAGGGGCTTATCTATTTGACTTCTTCCGACGATTATGCTCCTTATATAGATGTGCTCGATGAAGTAACCAGTCCGCAACTCATAGCCGACAATACGAAGGTCCGCATCGGGAATCTGGGGGGGCTGACGGTCAACGGGCGTACCCTTACAGGGCATGGCATCTATATTAATGGTGGTATCTTTCAGCATAGCACCTATTACCTGGAAGACGGAAGCACCATTGAGCAGACATTCGAAGTGATGGAAGGCAAGCTCCGTAGCGAGATAGAGGGTGTACGAAATGATATATCTGGGGAAAAGGGGAATATCCTCCGGAACCCTTCGTTTGCGTCCAACACCTATTATTGGGATACGAAGAGCCTGGTGCATTACATCCCAGTCAAAGATGGATGGCTTTGGCTGCCGTCCTCTTTCTATGTGGATAAAGAAACGTATGTTGGTATGTACCGTGACGGAAACCGTCGTGTCTTGAGGATTCTGAACAGTAGTGCCGGTCAGGCAAACGACTTAATGGATATCCCGATGCATTCCAATCCGAGCGAGGATGGAAAATACACCTATTCTTTCTCTTTCCATTACCGGGTATTAAGGGCAGGTACATTGCGTGCCGGGGTGTCCGGATCGGAACTTTACAAAGAAGAAAGTTTGCCTCCTTCGGGCGGTTATACCCTTTATTACCATACCGGTATGTGGGATGAGAAAGGTGATTTTGACATTGCTTTTACAGGAGAAATACTGATATACGGCGTGACGCTCCGTAACGATAGTGCGGCTGACGCGTTCCTCTACCTTGCCACCGGCATAGAGCAGAGCGAGGAGCGGATCAAGCTATGGGCCACGAAACAGATCAAGGATTCCGAAGGAGTGATCACGAGCCGCTATGACAGCCAGCTTAGTATCATGGCGGACGATATCAATGCCCGTGTGACCTATTCAGAATACCAAAACGGGACTAACAGTCTTAAACAACAACTGCAAAGCCAGATCGACATCCAGGCGGATAGTATTGAGGCGGTAACGACTGACGTGAACAATTTGGACCGATATGTAAAGGCCTCTGGTTTCATCACCAAGTCGGGATTCGCTTCGCTTTTTGCGGAAGAAGTTAACGATAGGGGGCTGGTGACTCAGGCTTATGTTTCCACATATGTAGGCAAGCAGTTAAGCACGGTCGCAATAGGTGCAGACCAGATACATTTGGAAGGTTATACTACTGTTAATAGTGGCTTCAGCATAGACGGATCTGGAAATATGACTGCCAAAAACGGGACGTTTAGCGGGACAATTACGGCGAACGGTGGCCAGATTGGCCTTTTCAAGATAATAAATAATCGTCTTGTATGGGAAGGTTTGGATTATTTCGGGGATAAATCCCGCACTATAAAAATGGGTTATGGTAATAATAATGACGGATTGGTTGATGTCGCATTTGGAGCGTCCACACAAGGCCGTTTTGGAGTGAAAGCGATAGGACGTGCTCCCGGTTCAGCAGCGATTTATGGTTCTAGCAAACAATCTCCTTCTTACCCATCCGGAGACACTGTTTGGGCTGCTTGGTTTGATGGCTATATCTATTCAGATGGATATTTCACCAAGAGTCCGAAAGGGAATGTGAGAGGGGGCTTAAAAGGGGCTTATAGAATAGATAACAGCGATACTTGGTTTGTATTTGACAATGGCATAGCCGTTGCTTGTACAAAGCCACGTTCGGTTGATTTTAATACAGATAATTTTTAATCTCAAAAAAATAGAAATTTATGAAACTGAATTTGCATGTGCCGTTCAAAGCTTGGAACGGGGAAGAGATAAAAGAAAGAAAAGGCGAGGAAGAAAAAGCCAAGATGATAGATGAAACGGTAAGCCTGCTTCTTTTCAGCGGGGATTTTATCCGTCCGTCGTCGGATGCCGAGATGGTCGCGAAACAGAAGCTTGCCTCCTATGAATTGTATTGCAAGATATCCAAGGCAAAAGGCGTAGTGGAGCTGACGGCCGAGGAAGCAGCTTTGGTCAAGCAGGCCGCTGCGGTGCTCAATCCGGGAGGATATGGACAGATTGTAGAACTGATAGAAAAAAAGTAGGCATATGGAAACACAGGTATTGACATCAAACGGAACAGTCCAATCCGGTAATGTGTCGGCCGAATATATGGCAACCCATGACCTCTCGGAAAACAAACATTCGTTTGTATCTTACATAAAGAAGGACGGCAAACAGGTAGGGTATATGAACTACTCGGAAGGAAAACGTCTGACCTTGTCGCTTTCTGATCCGGATGCATTGACGGGTGAAGAACAAAAAAGTATTGTTGCTATTCTAATAGAGAAGCTCCAGGAAAAGAAGCAAATGACGGTACAGGTTTCGGATGCGGAATGAACTTTAAATAAAAAATGGAACATGTATGGCAGTAGGCGATATAATTACATCGGACGGTAAGATACTCACGATAGAAGACTTACAAAAGATCGCGGTCGAGGTCGAAAAGCTCATATCGAGCAATTCGAAGGATCCGGGCGAATGGGAGGAAGTAAAGAGCCTTTCCGGTATAACGTCACTTCCCGTCCTGCAATCCCTGGGAGCAAGTTACAAGCTGGTCCGCGTAGCCGTTGAGATATTGAAAGGTGTGGACGGTCATGATGTCGAGTTCCAGGTCGATGCGGACCGAACGGCCATCCAGTGGCGTAAGGTGAGTGTTTCCGGTGGCGAACCGTCCGAATGGAAGACGTTGATACAATTGTCCTATTTGAAAGGTGAACGCGGGCGAAACCCCGGAGTTTCGCAAAGGTGACACCGGTTTGGAGTGGAAATATAAGAGCGAGGAAGATACGGCCTGGCGGTCGTTAATTGCCATTGATGATCTTCGCTGGCACTTTACGGACTTGACGAAAGACCAGATTGCAGAACTTTGGCATGAATTGCCGGATGATGTACTGACCGAGTTCCAGGCTCCGGCACTGGAAGCTGCCGAGGTAGCCAATGCCGGGGCGGACCGGGCCAATGCGGCCGCCGAGGCTACCGAACAAACGAACGTGAAAGTCTGTGAACAGGAGGCGGAGCGAATCAAGGCGGAAGCAGCACGTATAGAAGCGGAGATCGAAAGGGTTGCCGCTGAGCAGGAACGTTCCACTTCCGAGATTGCCCGTAAGAATTCCGAGACGAAACGGACCGAGGCGGAAGCTCTTCGCAGAAGCAATGAATCAGAGCGACAAACCGCCGAAACAGAACGCAAGGAATCGGAAACGGTCCGTAAGGAGGCTGAAACCATACGCAAAACAAGTGAGAGTGAGCGAAATACATCTGAAAACTTGCGCAAGGAAGCCGAAACAGCAAGGATAGAATCTGAATCGTCTCGCGTTCAGGTAGAAGCCAGTCGGGTAAGGGCGGAACAGACAAGAACGGAAACAGAAGTTGAAAGGACGAAGGCCGAGAGCATACGCAAAGAGTCGGAATCAGTCCGTGTCGAGGCTGAATCGCTTCGTACTTTATCCGAAGAGCAACGTATCAAGGCCGAAGCCGTACGGGAAGCGGCTGAAATAGTCCGTGGAGTATCAGAAGAAGAGCGGGAAGCGGCGGAAGTGGTTCGCCAGAACCAGGAGGAAATTCGTCAAAGTCAAGAAACCAAACGGGAAACAAGTACAGAGATTTCTATTCAAAAAGCCAATGAGGCAGCTGATCGGGCCAACACTGCCGCCGAGGCTGCAGAAGGGATCGTTTCCGGTATTCGCCCTGATTGGCTCTCAGGAAAGGAATCGCCCAATTATATCAAGAACAAACCGGAGATCCCGACGTTGGAGGCTATCCCGGACGAAAATACATTGAGCTATGTCAATACCGACGGTACAACCATCAATTTTCGTATCGGTGATGATGTGCGTGTAGCGGAAGATGGCGAATATGTATTCTACCGGCTTTATGATCTTGCCGGGGGAAAAGCCTCGTGGCAGGAATCCGGCAGCGGTACAGCCTTGCCCGGTAATGTTTATCTGACAGGAGCCAATTATTACAATGAATCAGTACGAACGATAAAACAAGGATATTTAAGCAATGAGTAAGAAAGGTGCATTTATTTATCAACAGATCGAACTGACGACGGCTGAATGGGCCGATAACGCAACCGTCTACCCTACATCAGTCTGGTTATTTGAACGTTTGGAAAACGGTAAATTCAACATGAAGCTGGCTGATGGCGTTCATACGTTTGCCCAGTTGCCGGCCGTCATGCAGGAGGTGAAGGTCACAGTTAAAACGAATGATGCCACGACCTATATCCTGACGATCACGACGGCTGAAGGTAAGTTTGACACCCCGAACCTTCGGGGAAACGATGCCCCGGTTCCTTCGATCGATCCGGAAACCAAGCATTGGAAAATAGGCGAAGAGGATACGGGTGTGGTAGCCGAAGGACAGGACGGGGAAAGCTACGACGACACGGAAATTAGGAACGCGCTGACAGCCTTGCAGCAGCAGGTCAACACGCTCGTTTCGGGTGACGCATCGAGTGCCATCGAGTCATTTAACGAGATCATCGCTTTTCTTGCCAACGTAGAGGACACACAGACGTTGCAAGGGATCATTGCCGGGCTGAACCAGAGCATCACAAACGTCCAGCAGGCGATTCCGACAAGGCTATCCCAGTTACAGAATGACGACCATACGGTCAAGGACGCTGCTTATGTCCATACCGACAATAATTACAGCAATGAAGAGAAAACGAAGGTATCGGACTCTTTGAGGTTGAAAGAGTATGTCGATGTCGAGTCTCTGGCGGCTCTTCCGTCATCACCGTATAACCTTCGCTTCAAATACACAAGCAAATCCCCGCAAGCGATCAACTTTGCCGATATCGCCAGCGTACCGGAAATGCAGGAATTCTATCTGTCGATCTTGAACAGTTCCGGGTCGGACTTTGACCAACCGGTCCCTAATGGTTCTGGCTGGCAGTCCGAGGAATCAAGTGTAACGTTACCGAACGGGAAACCGACAGGTGTATCCTTGAAGAAAGAACACGGGATAATAGTAGTTAGGGTATAATTCAAAACAGGAAGAGATGAAACGTAGATTGATATCAGGTAATCTATATAATACAGTGCCTAAATTGGTAAAGCTGGTAAGTCCTTTAGGTATCCAACAGAATTATATAATAGAGAAAAAATATAAGTTTGTGGATTTGCTAATCGTTGGAGGTGGCGGCGGAGGTGGCACAAACAGTGGTGGCGGTGGAGCTTCTGGAACAATAGCATTTGCTCGTAATATAAAAATCTCTTTGCTACCGAAAACTTTGACTTGTAAAATTGCAAAGCCTGTAAATGCACAAACTGATGGGGATAGTACAACTCTTGAAATAAACGGGGATACGATAATCTGTGCTGGAGGGCAAAGAGGTAATAGTGAGGGAGCAGGAGGGCTTGGTAATGGCTCTAAAATACCAGACAGTATATATACCATTCTATCAAAGTTGGTAGAAAACCCATCTTCCGATATCGCGATTTGTAATAATGGTGGAGGCTCTCCTGGTTATTGGAATGGTTCTTACGGTTATGCTGGTGGTTCAGGCGCATCTATGTCGGGTAATGGAAATTCATCGTCAGGAATGACCGGTGGAAACAGTGTAAGTAATGCAGATGGTATGGGCGGTTATAAAGGTGGAAATAGTCAATCTTATCAAGGTGGTACAGGATATAAATATAACAATGTACTTATTCCTATTGGCCTATTTGGAGGAGGTGGAACTTCGGGGAAAGGCTCGAACGGATCTGGTTCGGATGGATCTGGAGCAGGTGGTGGGGCGGCAGGTCTTGAATCAGGTGGAAATGGTGGAAATTCAGGGTCAAGCAATCCTACGAATGGCGGAAATGGTGGCATTGGAGCTGGTGGCGGAGGAGGTGGTAGTCTGTCACGTAAAGGAGGAAAAGGAGGACAGGGTATAATTTGTTTATATTATCACAATTAAGAATAGCAATATGATATACATTCATAAAGACATTAATTTTTGGAAAACGAAAGTAAAACTTCCTGATTCCTATCTCATAAGTACAGATATAGACGATTATGAGGTTGGGGCTTATCTTCCGCTCTCAGAAGAACAGGAACAGTACCACAACGAACATCCGGATGCAACCCCGTTGGAGTGTTGGCACATGCAGCCCACTCCAGAACCTGAACCGACTCCGGAAGAATTGCTCTGGCGTGCCCGTGATGCCAAACGGCAGGAAATCTACGACAAAGACATCCATCATTACTACATCGACGAACAGGATGCCTATGCCGGTGATACGCTTCGTCTGAAAGACAAGTGTGGCCGGCAGGAAGAAGTCGAAGTAGGCGGTCATCTGTACGCCTCGAATATCTTAACGGTTGCTCTTGACGAAATAGCGGACTATTCGGAGCAGTGCGCCAAGGTGACAGACGGCTTGCTATCCCGTATCGATGCCGCCCAAACAGCCGAGGAGGTCGAAGCTATCGTGGTGGAAGGCTATCCTGAAATGATCCATACAACAACGGCAGCCTTGCAAACTAAAGCAGATAAGGCAATCGCTAAATCCCCGGAAGCGCAGGCAGTGACCTTTGCCCGTGCGATGATGAACAGCGTGTCTCTCACAGCCAGCCAAGCGTTGGAGATGCAGGTCTTATTCCCCATTTGGGGTGAGAAAGATGCAGAGTTTGGCAAGGAAGTTAAAATAGGCTTCCGGCTTCGAGTAGTGGAAGGAGAAAGCGACACTTTGTTTGAAGTGATACAAAAGCACAAGCTGCAAGCCGATTGGAAACCGGGCATAGAAACTGCTTCACTGTATAAGATCGTTGAAGCTGAGCACGCAGGCACGCTTGATGATCCTATTCCATACGTGCAGGGTATGGCATTCGAGAAAGACAAATATTATGAACAATACGGTGTGATCTATCTCTGCATTCTGACAACCGTTACAGGTTATCCGAACGACTTGAAAGACTTGCCCACAATTGTACAGGAGGTAAAGCAATGAAACAGGTTATGTTATTAAAAGTTAAACGGGGGGGGGGTAAAATGCTCTCTAAATAAAGAAGTTACGACCTCTTATCGTAAGAAAGGAGGGCGTAGATGAGACGGTCGATGATGGGACGGAAGAAGTTGCAGTTGTTCACCAAGAGGTTCTATCCTGCCGGGAATTATACCTGGATCGTACCTAAAGGATGTAGGGAGGTTGATGTGTTTCTTGTCGGAGGAGGGGGTGCAGGACATAATGGAAGCGGTGGAGGTGGCGGCTATACTAAAACCTTCAAAAAAGATACATCCGGATGGAGAGACGGTGATGCTATCTCTGTTGCACCGGGTCAGTCAATTCCGATAACAGTTGGGAAAGGAGGAATTGGAGGGTATTCTGAAGTTGCCCCCAACGGTGGATACTCTCAATTCTTAAATTCAAGTTATAGAGCTAATGGCGGAAATGGTGCGGGTAATGGTTATCCAGGCGGAAGTAATGCCGGAGCATATACTGGTGGCAACGGCGGAAGTGGCGGAGCAGGAGATGATTCAGATACGGCTAAAGCGGGTTCTGATGGATCTAACGGAATCGGCAGCCGCAATGAAAATGGCTCTCTCTATCCAGCTGGTTCCCTATATGGCGGAGGAAAGGGTCAAAGGCATACAACCCGCGATTTTGGCGAACCTACTGGGAAACGAAATGCCGGAGGTGGTGGTTCAGACAGAAATATAAATGGGGGCATGGGTGGAGAATCCGATTACGACAAAGGATGCGGAACTGGAAATGGCAATAGAAAAAGTGGCGGTTACGGTGGTGGCGGTTGTGGTACTTACGGTAACGGCGGTGATGGCACTGTCCTGATCCGCTATTGGGCTTACGAAGAATGATCTGCCGTTGAAAAAGATGAAACAAGATATTAACGACTAAAAAATAGGAGATAAAGTCATGAGAAATAATTGTTTACAAATGTTAACGGGGGGGGGGGGTAAACACCTCTTAACTAAAGTATCTGACCGACTTTCGGCGGAAAGGAGGTTGGTATGATAAGATCGATGATGGGACGGAAGAAAGGTGGTATGGCGATAGAAGGTGCACCTAATGGAGTTTACATTCTAAGGACAGATAATCGGTTATATACAGAAAAGATGTGGAAAAAGGAGTGGAATAGTGATGCTGTGGGAGTTGCATTTATCAGCAATGCCTGCAGATTTGTAATTGCTCCGACAGAAAGTGAAACAGAGCTATGGTGGAATGTTGATGTACCCACTATACCCGGTGTAACAACAACTAATGATTGGGATACAGCTCGGATAGATTATGCAGGCGTAGCTAACTCAACAGCCATGATAAAGGCACTCGGCAGAGAACGGAGCCATGCAGCCGGATGGTGTAACCAATATTTGTTCAAAAATGGGAAAAATGGCTACTTGGGGGCTTGCGGGGAGTGGGATTATGTTGATGGATATCTTACTGATATAGGATATTATATGTCTCTTATAGGAGGAGTTGAGTTGAGCACCTTTTCTTATTGGACCAGTACGCAATACGATGACATAAGCGCTTGGACGTATTTTGTAGGTAATGGATATGCTGATAGCTACGTACAGTATGGTAAAGCCTTGGTTCGTGCTTTTGCGCCTTTATAACCGATCAAAAAACAGCCTCCAGGCTATCACAGATTGGAGGCTGTAAAAAAAAAGAAAATTAGGGGACCTACGGTCTCCGGAAACAAAGTTAAACAATAAAGTTTGAAAATCATGTTATTATTAATTATTTCTTTTTTGGTTATCGCAGTTTATACGGCAGCAGTTTGTATAAAGGCAAAAGGTGTACCTTACTCTATCAGTGCAACCTATTACAAACTGGAACACGATCACTGGTTTATGGCTACAATGTGGCTGACTGCCGGATTGTTGATGCCGGCCGTGCTGGAAGTAAGTAAGCCGGGCACAGAATGGCTGGCATTCTTAGCTTGTGCCGGTATGTTCTTCATTGGGGCTGCTCCAAACTTCAAGGATATCGTCGAGGGGGGCATACACAAAATGGGGGCTATACTTTGCCTTGTGGGTTCGCAGGCTTGGGTAGCCTGTAACTGTCCGTGGTGTTTGATGGTTTGGATAGCGTATGTGGGTTATACCGTGGCCATGATGGTGCGAAATGAAAACGATTGCATTATATCGGATTTTCTGTACACTAAACCGATGTTCTGGATCGAAGTTGCAGCATTAACAAGTACCTATCTGTCACTTTTAATTTTAGCGTAAGTATGGAACGTATCATTCATTTGAACATTACCCAGGATATAACGCATGGGACTACTATTATTTTTATCTGTGCTATCTTGACAATCGTAGCCTCGTTCATTGACATGTGGACGGGACTGGATGCAGCAAGGGTGAATAAAGAACCTATTTCCAGCCGGTCGCTTAGGAAGACAATTGCCAAGATCGTAGATTACCTGCGAGTAGTCCTCTTTGCTGTCTTGATTGACGTGTTGGGGCTGTTTTTCCCTTGGTATGCCATCCCTTATTGTGTGATCGTGGTTACTTTGGGAATATTACTTATTGAAGGACGATCGGTTGTGGAAAATAGCAAGAAGAAGAAGGCTCATGCCGGGGAAATTGCCGATATCGTAGAAAGGATCGTTCAATGCGCAGTATCGAAAGATGCGGAAGAACTGATTAAGATTATCAAAAATTCAAGTAATAAAGGAGATAAATAATATGAAGAAGAATAATTTGCCGAGAGGCTTAAGAAATAACAATCCCGGAAATATCCGGATCAATGGCGACTTATTTCAGGGCGAGGTGAGACCAAGCAAGGATAAGTCGTTTAAGCAATTTACAACAATGGCTTACGGATACCGGGCGATGTTCGTAATCTTACGGAATTATATCCGCAATTACAAACTGGACACCATCCGCAAGATGATTAGCCGGTGGGCTCCGACAAACGAGAACCATACGGAGAATTATATCAGGGTGGTGGCAGAAAGAAGCGGTATTCCAGCTGACGAGCTTGTATATCCTGAGAACAGAGAGATAATGATTCGCATTGTCGCTGCTATGTCGTATGTTGAAAACGGCGTAGAAGCTGATATGCCGGATGTTATAACAGGATGGATTTTGCTATGA